TAAAGATACTTCTGCTTTAAATTTAGCACTTGCTCTTAATAAATTTTCACTTGAGCTATGTACTAATTCATGTACTAAAGCTTGAGCTTTTTGTTGTGGATTTATATTAGAATTTTCATTTAAAGATATAGTTTTAGCCTTTACATCATAATTACCAGCTATATTTGATTTTAGTTTTTGTGTATTTAACTTATCTACTAATCCTGTTTCGTGTAGTTTATGTATTAACTCTCTTTGCTCTTTACTAATATTTTCTTGTCCGATAGTTTTATTAATATATTCATCTATATGGTTTTTACTTAGTTTTGGACTAAGTAGTTCATCTTTGGCTATATTTGTTTTAGCTATAAAATCTTGTGTGTTTATATCTTGAAGTTTATTTATATTAGGATTTTGCCCATTTAAAGCTCTTTGTTGATTTTGTTTATAAGCTTCTATTATCTCTTGGGTAGTCATATCTTGTGGGGATTTATTGATTTTTAAGTTTTGTTTTGTCCTTGTACAATTTCCTTCATAGGTTCGCCTATAGAGTTACTAGCCTTAGGATTTAAACTATTTAAATCAGCTCTCACTGGAACTGGTGCTAGTTCGGTCGATCCAGTTTCCAATCTTGTAAAATCTTTTATAATATTTCCATTTTTTACTATTCTTTTAATAGTGCCATCTCTTAATATACTAGAAGTAATCATATTTATACTTCCGTCTTTATCAGGTATTACACTTAGAAACTTTTTAACTTGATCTTTTTCATCAATAAATGGTTTTATAAAATGTAATTTACCATCTACATTTACAATATATGCTGGTCTTTCTAATGTAGGTTTTATATAGCCTAGCATTTGTAACCTTTTCCCACCATCTCGTTCCATAGCTTTATTTAGCATATAGTCCATATTTATATTTAACTCACCAAGTGGAGTTTTTATAGGATTTTTAAAATCATTTACGACTTTTAATATGCTATCGCTTTTTTCTAAAGGTTCTGCAAATTTATTTAGTGCTTGAAAATCTATTTGCTTTGTATTAGTATCTATACTATTTAAAGTATTAGAATTGCTTAAGTCTTCTGTTTTGTTTATATTAGCTTGATTAGGAGATAGCTTATCTATATCATTGCTTAGTTTACTAGCTATTGCACCATCACCTATATCACCCTTATACTCGTTTAAACTAACATCATTTTTTACTTTGGCTTGGATATCATCTAAAGAGTTAACACCACCTTTTAAGCTTTTACCTAAAACTTGTCCAAGTCCCGCATTTAATACTCCACCAAATGCACCTGCATACAGGCTATCACTTAATTTATACTTATCATCTCCCCCGTGCTTTAAAGCATCTGTACTTGTACCTAATATATTACCACTTAAATAATCTTTTCCAAGTCTTGCTAGTCTTGAACCTTTAGAAAAAGCCAATCCTAAATGATTAATCGGATCTAGTCCTTCATCCATAAGCATTGTTTTAATTGGATTAATAACCTTTTCTCTTTCCCATTTTGCTTTATCCATTTTTTGTGAATGTGATAGCTCTATTGAACCGCTATTTATAAAATGTTTAACTCCATTTATATATTGTAAAGGTAAGTTTCTTCCAAAAACTCCTAGCTTATCAGATGTACTTATTTCTAAATCTTTTTCTACTTCTTTTAATCTATTTTCATAAGAACTAACATCATACCCTTGAGATTTATAATTATCTATTTTATTTTTTAGCTCTATAAAGTTTTTTATTTTCAAGTTAAAATCTTCAAGCTCTATATTGTTTGTTGCATTTGCTAATTTTGATTGTTCTATTTGAGCATTTGCATTTGGAAAATTAGAAGCTTTGAAATCTTTTCTTTGTATATTATCTTCTTGTAGATTGTCTAAAGCTATATTGTTATTATAGTTTTGTTCTAAAGTTTTTAAAGTATTACTAGGAAGCCTATTTTTAATATGTTTAAATGCTTCTTCAAATGATAGTGTTATATTATCTGACATTTTTATTTCTCTGTAAATCTTGTAAGTACATATTATAGCTATCTAATACAATTTTATTTTTATCTCTAAATGGTGCATTTAAAAAATGTATTCCCGCTAAATATGGCTTGGCTTCTTCGCTTTCACTCCATTTTAAAGCTTTTGCTATATCAGGTGTCATTCTTCTGTAATCTATTTGTTTTTGTACCTGATTTTGCGGGTTACTTCCTAAATTGTTGAAATCTTTTTCTAAGCTTTTTGCTTCTTGTGGGCTTAGGGTTTGATTATTGTTTATATTATTATTTGAATTTACATTATTAAAAGCTGTATTGAAGCTATTCGAATTTCCAGTATTACTTGAATGTATACGAATATCTTTATCTGTAAAAGGCAGATTTCCCCACATAGTATTTCTATCTTCAAGAGTTAAAGTCTCGCCATTTTTTGTACGATACATAGCTTCTGCTTGTATATGCTTGGGTGCATTTTTATAGTTTTCATCATTTATTAATTCGTTAACTTTTCTTTGGATTAATTCTTCTTTTATTTTTTCATTTCGTAAAGTATTATACTCTTGTATTAATGGGTGCATACTATTTCCACCACCCCTACTATTAACTGCTTGTTTTTGAATAGCTAAGTGTTTGTCTCTGTACTCTTTATTTGCATTATACTCATCTTGCCACTGCTTATCAGCTAAGCCATCTCTTTGTACTTTATAGTTATAATCTCTTTTATCTATATTATCTTTATTTATAAAGTCATCCATTTTAAATGCTTTTTCCCACTCATTTTGTTTTTTATTCATATCATAATTTAAATAATCTTGGCTTTGTCTACCTAAATTTGAAAATGCTTGTATCATTGAGTTATTTGCATTTAAAGCACCGCTATAATCAGCTAGTTTTGGTATATCATATCTAGGCATTTTTTACCCCCATACTTTAGAAAAAGAGTTATTTAAATCTTCTTTCTCTTTTTTTCTTCTATTGTAATCTTCCATATAAAGCTGATTTTGTTTATTTGCTAAATTCATTTGTTCTTTCCCTAGTTTCTTTGAATTATAAGCTCCATATAACTGCCCAGCCCCACCTAAAAAACCACCCGCATTACCTAAAGCATTACCCCAAGAAGAAGTACTATTATTAGCTAAATTTGTAACATTAGCTAAACCACTACTTACTGCATTTACATTACTACCTACATTAGAACCTAAGCTATTTCCTATATCAGTGCTTAGATGAAGTGGGCTATAAGTATTTGCTACAGTATTAGCTATATCAGGAGCTAAACCACTACTTACTGCATTTACATTACTACCTACATTAGAAGCTATATTGCTTCCAATATTACTATCTCCAAAAAGATTTTTAAAATAATTTCCAAAGGCTTCCCACATATTAAACTCCTTATTTATTCTTTAAAGCATAGATATTAATCTTAGCTCTTCTTCTTCACTAGCAACCCCACTTTTAACCCTATCGAATAGCTCTTTTTGGTGCTGTATATTATTAGGCTTTGATGAACTATTTAAAACAGCATTTGTTTTTGGTTTTTGTGGTACTGCAACAGCTCCATATTTATTCCATAAGCTTATAAGCATTGCAGGATTATCTAATATTTGTTTACCCGCATTTGGGTTCTCATCTGATATTTTTTTAACAAGTGAGATCATAAAATCTGTATTGTAATTTGGAATACTTTTTTCTAGCTCTTTGTTAAACTCATCCACTTGATTAATCTTAGCTGTAAACTCTAGCTTTTGTTGTTCGAAAAACTTTTGTTGTTCTATCTCTTGTTTTATAGCTTTTACTTCACTTAATAGCTCTTTGTCTTGCTCACTTAAACCAACTCCCATTTCCTGTACTCTTTTTGCTAACTCATCTAATAAAGGAGCATTACTAGGATCTTCTTTTTGCTCTTGTTTAGCTTCAAGCTTTTGAAGTATTTGTTGTAATACTTGTTCAGAATTACTAACTGCTTGTTGTTCTTGTATTTGCTCTTCTTGTAAAGGTTGTTCATTTACAATATTAAACATAGACATATCAACATTAGGAATACTAAGCTCATTATTGCTAACTTCTATTTGTGTTTGATTAGTATCTTCTTCTTGTACCTCTTGTTCTTGAACACTATTATTTGCTTCTACATCTTCATTAAAGCTATCAAGATAACTCAAAGCTTCTTCTTCGCTCATAACATTTTCTGTAGTTGTACTCTCATTTGTATTACTTACACCTGTATCGTTAAACTCTTGTGTTGAATCTAAATTATTCATCTTTTTTCCTTTTTTATAAATTTATATTTGTATGATAAAGTTTAGCCTTTGCTTCATCTTCTGTTATTTTTTCTTCTTGTTCTAAGTTATATATTAAAACATCAGGGTAGCTTTTAAACTGCTCTATTGTTTTAATTTGGGCTATTAAGAAGTGGCTGTAGTTGGGATTGCCCATATCCACCTTGTGCATTAATTCCGCTATTAGCTCCTGTTTCTGTATCTCCAAGTTCTGACATAGGTAAGCCCAAGTTTGGCTCTTGGCTAGGGCTTCCAGTCTCTGTTTTATCTGCATTTTCGTACTCCTCATAATTTTCAATTCCTAAAAGTGGAAATATCTCTTTATGTAAAAACTTCTCAGCTTTTATTAAATCAGCTTGAGCATTTATTCCAACACTCATTTTTATATTTGCCATCTCTACTATTTTTGTATATGCCATAGTTTTACCATTTAATGCTGTCTCTTTGTTTGTTGCTCCTAATCCTACATCAATACCTACTTGATATTGTAGTTTTTGAGATCTATCAATCCCCCAAAAAAACTCTTCGCTTCCATATCTCCAAACTAAAGAGCTAATTTTTCTAAATAGTGGTTTTATTAATGTTTCATTTGCACCCCTTATTAAGTGTTGTAAAAGTTTTGAGCTTTCAGAAGTTAATATACTCATTCCTGTTGCTGTTTTATTCATCTGTTTTGCACCAGTTGCACTATAATCAGTTATTCCTATAATCTCTTGTGCTTCAACTCCTAGCCTTTCAACATTAAAATTACTATCTCTTAAATTTGGTAATCTAAGCTCCTTTACCTTATCTCCATCACCTTTGATTACTGATAGTTTTTGATTTGAAAAGTCAAAAGGATTGATACTTCTATCATTAATAATATATCTAGGATTTAGCTGACGACTTAAGATATCTAGCTGTTGATTTCTTACTATCATCATCTCTTGTTGTATAGGTATAAGCATAGCCATAATACTATCGCCATATATTAATATGCTTCTATCTTCTCCATTTGGTTTTGCTTCTTGATCTTTTATAGTGCCTATAATAAAAGGCAAACCATCTTCTAGTTTTATATCAGATCTTAAGATTAAATCTTTATTATATAAAGTTGATACATACCAATCGTTAGCTTTTTTTTCGTATACATCTTGAAGTTTATATCTTTTAAATTCATCTGGGTTCTGGGCAGTGCTTAAATTTGCACTATCGTTTATTTTTTCTAAATCAATGTTTCTATCAAATATTCCGTCATCAGCATAAGCTTGTATTTGATCTTTGCTTAAATATATATCGTGAACTAAATACATTAAATCTTTTGGTCTAGAAGCCCCTGTATCAAATTTGATATCTTTTAGCTCTATTCTTTCTAAGTTAAGTCCATCATTTGAAAAATCCCAAGAGATCTTTAATACTCCAGTTCCATATAATTGCATTTGTCTTAGAACTTTTGCTAAAGGTTCGTACATATTACTAAGCTCGTCTTCATCTTCAGTCGTATAATAATCTACTGCATTTTGTAAAGCATTTATACTAGCTTCATTTAATCCATCATAAAGCCCCCTTGTAAAAGATATAAACTCTCCTGTAGCATTATCATAATATCCACCTTTTAAAGATTTCTTAGCTCCTATATTTACAAACTGCTTATTTGTAAAGTATGCTTCTATAAAATCAGCTTGTATTCTTTGAAGTTTGTTTTGAATAAGATAATAAGGAAGTCTGCTTCTACCCCGTAAATCAAGTGAAGCTATAGCCTGTGGGCTTAATATTGCACTATAAGCTTCGAATAACTCTACAAATGTAGGCATTACAAGTTCTAGCCCAGCTTCGCTTTTTTCTATCATTTGTATTAATTTATCTTTGCTCTTATCATCTATATTGTTCATTACATTTACCTTTCTTCTTTTAAAATTCTATATATAGTTTTACTTGATAGGTTTAAACCTTTTGCAAATCTTCTTATAAATGCTTGTTTTTTATCATCTTCATTGATATAAACTTTATATTTTTGATATAACTCTTTTACTCTATAAATTTTATGAGCCTTACTAGGAATTATTAATCTTACTCCCCCTAATTTCTCACAAAGTATAAAGGCTTTATCTTCTCCTATAGCTTCAACAAGTAAAGAGTAAGTATCAGATCTTCTCATAGCCAAGCTCCAGTAGGAATATCTATAAATGTATTATTTACATAATCATCTTTTTTATACTCGCTTAAGGGTAATATTTCAAAAAAACTTAAAGCTAAAGCATCTGCCCTATCAGGGCTTCTTCCTAGTACTTCTTTTATCTCATCTTTAGAAGCTAGCTTTAAAAGTCCATTAGGGGTAATAGAATATGTCAAAGCTAAAAGTTCTTCTTCTAGCTCCTTATCATATGGAGTGTAAAAACCTTTTTTAATAGCTTCTTGAAGATTAAAATACATTTGGGTTCTTTTATTAAAGTAAATAGAGTTTGTTGCCTTTTTACTAGCATTTGCTTCAAGAACTATATCATTTAATCCTAATTGAGCAACTCTATCAAATACACCAGCACCTACTCCTATAACATCAAAAAAAGCATAGTTTGGTTTAGAAATGGCAACTTTATACTCATATAAAAACTTAGAAGCAGTTTGCATAGTGTCTAGTTTTTCCCAAGAGATAAACCCCATTCCGCGATAGCCTTTTCGTTTATAAAGTACACTTTTATCATCTCCAAATCTAGCAATGTCTAATCCCCATATCTCATTACCGCTATCATCAATCTGCCTTTTTTTATTAAATAAGCTTTCTATATCTTCAAGGCTAAATACAGAGTTAGTTTGAGCTTTTGGAAAATTTCCTTTAACTCTTACTCTATATGTATCGCTATCTTCTCCGTATTGTTCTTTCATACTTTCAATCCAAGTTTTATTTACTCTTGCAGAGTGTTCGCAGTTAAGGTGAATTGTTCTATAAAACTTTCTTTTTTCATTATGGCTATCGTAAAACTCTCCCGTTGTTCTTGTGGGATTTGAAGCCATTACAAATAAAAAATTATTTCCAGTTAAAGCACCTTTTATTACATCAAATATCTTTCTATCAACTCCACTTGCTTCATCTACTATATATAAAACAAATTTGCCGTGTACTCCTGCTAGTGCTTCGCTATTCTCTTTTCGTGCAGTTCTTCCAATTGCTTTATTTATATTTTTTAAGCCATATATTGCTTCCATACTTTTAATCTCTACTAAATCATCTAAAGGCGGATATAAATATTTACTCCATTTTTTAAGTTCAGGGATTAATTGATTTTTTAATTGTGCAGCAACAGGTGCTGTTAAGACTATTTTTGCATCATCTTTCGTTAAGCCTATATAATTGCTTAAATTTGCTAGTACATAAGTTTTTCCCGTTCCGTGTCCACTTCTAACACTAATATAAGGAGTTTGTTTTGTATCTAATGCTTCATCTATTTGATAAATAAAATCTGCTAATTGTTCATCTAATGGAGCAGTATTAACCCCAAATTTAAGATAATTAGAGAAAGAAGAAGCTATTAATTTAATCTTTTCTTCTTGTGATAAAACTAAAAAATCTTGTAAGCTAATATCATTTAGATATTTTGATTTCCAAACAAAACTCATAGCTATTTAATCCCTTTTAACCAGTTTTCTAATTTCTCATCTACTGAATGCTCTATTTTATCTTTGAACAATCCTAGATGTCGACATAATAATTCTAAATTTTTCGTTTTATCGTGAAACTTTAATCTTATTCTTTTTTCATTGTTAACATCTGTAATCTCGTAGGCTTCAGCTATATAAGACAAATCCACATTACTTAAATCTTTAATAACTATTCCGTCGTTTGAAATATCTAAAACATCACTTATATTTGCAAAGGCTAATTTACTTATCTCTTGTAAAACATTTTTTGCAGTTATATTTAATTCTTTAGATCTTTTATTCATTTGTTTATCAAGATATCTTTTTATATGTGGCTTTTCTAAGTTCTGACTAGCAATTACATTTGCTGTCTTTGGAGAATAGCCCGATTTAATAGCACTCTCTTTGCCGTTTAAAGATATTAAATAATAATCACAAAATAGCTTTTGTTTTGCTGTTAATTCTTCTTTAGCTTTTTTCAAAACTTACTCCAGTTTAAACCTTATAATTGTTTAAATATAAAGCCGTGCAAACATTCACCGCTTTTTAAAGCTTTTTTTAGATCTTCAATACTTACACCGCTTCGTTGGGCAGTCTCTTTTAAACCTTTTATTTTTGTTTTATATCCACCACAAGAACTAATCCGTCTTATTAATATCTCATCTTCATTTATTGAAGTAGTATTTACATTTACTTCTTTATTATTTACATTTGTTTTTACATTACTCATTTTTTTCCTTTGAAATTAAATTTATTAGCATTTTATTAAATTTTGTTATTCTTTGTAAGGGAGTGAATTTCGGTGATATTTAAATTTAAGTTAAGTTTAATAAAGTGTGGTTTTATTTTAAATAAAATATTGGAAATCTTTATAAATTCTATAATAAGTATCATTAATTAAGCATATTCTAAGCTAATGTATGTAATAATTCTTTATCTTAAAAATAAAGGACACAAAAGATGAAAACAATTACAAGTTTAAAAGGGTATGATTTTGAAATCATAGAAGAGTTAGATAACAATATTTGGAAAGTTCAACAGATTTGGAGAAATATTAAATTTGATGATTTTAATAATTCAGATAGCGAAAAAACATTTGCGGATTATCAAAAAGAAAATCCGTACATTTTTATAACAGCTGATAATCATAAAGATAAAATAACAGCTGATATTATCGAAAACGATTTTGAAATTACAATTGAAGAAAGCGGTTATAGTTCAGATTTTGATGATGGTGGAGATTTAGAGATTGATTTTGTAGAAGATGATTTTATAAAACTTAATAAAGCAATTAAAGGTTTTTTAAAAGATAATAAAAGATTTAACTTAGTAGCCTAAGATTAGGCTACTAAACATAATTAAAAGGACAAAAAAATGACAGAATTAGATTTTAAAAAAGAAACTTTCGGAACACCAGTTAAAGGTGATAAAAACTTCAAAGATGCAAAAAATGTTTATAAATGGACAAATGAGTATGACGGAATAGATCACAAACTAGCTCTTTTAAGAGAATGCTTTAAAGATATAGCTGGAATGTTGCCGTATGAAAAAGGACTAAAATTTACTTGGGATAAAAAATTTATACTTGTAAAACTTTGGGAAGAAGCAAAAGATTTAGCAGAGTTTAAAAACCTAATTATAGAAAATGAATTAGCAAGAACTACTTTTTTTGCAGATAGATGGTTAGCAGATGATGAAAAATTTTTAGATAAATTTTTAGAAACTTCTTCTATTTATCCACCTATTGCTACAATCGCAGATGCTGGTGGTATTAAATTAGGAGATGAAAATTTCTCATTTATAGTTGGTGCTGGTGGAGATGGTAATAAAGAAGTGGTAGTTTTTGAAGATTATAAACCAAGTGGTCAAGGACTTAAAAAAAGAAATATTCCAAAAGCATATATATTTATAACTTCAATTCAAGGTAAATTTAATTTATATTCTTATGATTGTGGCGATCAAATAGCTTATACTTTTGATGGAAGATACGGAATATATGTTGGAAATGATACTGTTATTTTTGAAAAATGGCAAGATAAACAAAAGTATTAAAAAATGAGAAAAAAAAGAAATAAAATTAAATCTATTAAAGTAACTCAAAAAGAATTAGCAGAATATTTAGGAGTTAACCAAAGAACTGTATCAACTTATAATAATAGCCCTACAGCTAAAAAGAAACTATTTTTAATGCTTAAGGGCTTACAAAAACTAAGAGAAGAACAAGATAATAGAACATACAAACAACAATAAGCCTAATAGTTAAATCTATTTAGGTTTATAATCTTATAACTTGTTTTATTAAATCTATAGCTATCTCTCTTGTGCCACTTTTTAATTCAGTTAATAGCTTCTGTCCTATTGTAGTTTTTTTATTTATACTTTTTGGGATATTTTCTAATGCATTTAATCCTTTTAAAGTTAATATACAATCATAAGCTGTACAATCGAACTCGTCAATATTTCCTATATAATCTATAAATCCGTTCTCTTTTAAGAACTCAAAAGTACCCTTTAAAATTAATATTCTTTCAAAATAATTAATCTCTTGATTATCTTCATATTTGCAATTTCTTACTACTTCGTTCCCATCTACTTGCATTTTTACAGGAAATTTTTTATAAAGCTCTGCAAATATCTCAACGACAAAACAATCAAAAACATAAATATTACTTCTAAACAATCTTACTCTTCTTTTCTCTAATTCTTCTTTTTCCATATTATACCTTTTTTCCTATTTATTGAATAATAGCATAAATTTATAAATTTGTTTCTTTTATCGTAATATTTAAGTTTAGTTTAATTTTATTTATATTACAATTATCGTAACAAAACTTAAAAATCTTTATAGATGATGTTTTGAGTTCTATTTAAATCGATTTTAGATGTCTCACAGAGAGTGCAAAGCACAAGGAAGACTAAAATTAATTTAATGATATTTTTAAAACTTAAGACACACTCCGAACTGATTGTCTGAACTGTTAATATCTTTTAATATTTGGTTGAGAGCAGATATTAAATCTTGATGTATCTATTTTTAAGCCTATGTAATATGTAGTAGGTTTAATTTTAGATATATCTCAAAGAGAGTGCAAAGCACAAGAAAGGTTAAAAAATGACAGAAAAAGGAAGCAATAAGAAAGTCTTGACAATCCCTAAAGGTTATATTTTAGAACTTGATTTTGATACTTTAGCTACTTATGAAGTGCTAAAAGATGTAAAAATTAAAGTTGCAAAAACAAGACCGATAAGAATTAGTACTAGCGGATCTAAGAACTATGTAAATGGTAAGCTTACATAGTCTGTAAAGCTTCAAAAAGCCAGGTGCTATCTTTTCTAGATAGTCCAGCCCAAGAGTCATTATGATTTACTCCAGTTGCTAATCTTAGAATTACTAAATTATCATCTTCTTCAAAACAATGCATCAAGTCGTCATAGATTTGTTCAGATTTATGGCTTGTTTTAACTATAAAGAGATTGTTAATTTCTATATAGTTATTTTTAAAATTAAGCTCTATTTCTTCTTTAAGATTTTTATATCTTTCTGAATTATAGTCTTTTATATTGTAAGTGATTATATATGAAAAAGTTTCCATTGTAAAGTATCCTTTGTGTTGATTTATGTTGCAATCTAATTATATCAAAGGGTACTTTAGAGTGGACACACTCTATATTTAAGAAAGGAATTAAACAAATGGAATTAACAATAAATGAACTTTTATTAATGTTAAGTATATTTTATCTTTTTGGATTTATATTAGCTCCCGCTTGTGCTATATCTTTAAGCAAAAAGTTTACAAATAGAACAATCTTAAAAGAGTTTAATAAATCAGATAATAGCATTATAGAAGCTTTAAAGATAGCTAGAAAAAAGTATATCGATTTAAAAAAACAAAAGAAACCAAAAGAAGAAATCGATTTTTATGCAAATGAATGCTTAGAATTACGAAAATGTTTAAAATCTAACAAGGAGACAAAAGATGGAATTTTTAATAAGTGAAAACGGAATAATCACGATTAACTTTATAGAGCTATTTATTACTGCTTTTAAAAGTTCTTTAATCGGTTTTACAATTGGTGGTGTTTTAATTTCATTACTATTATTAACGAGTAAACTTTTTGACAAAATATTTGATAAGTTTTTCTAACATTATGCTTAATTAACATATAGATATAATAATATATACTAATCTAAAACATAAAGGACATTAATCATATGATGAAGCAAAGCGGAATTTCGCCTAGTGCGAACAAACAAGATAAACAGGATAAAGAATTAAACATCGTTAAGAAAACTTGTAAGGAATTGGGGCTGACTTATAGGCAACTGGTAATATTACAGAAGCAGTTATAAAAGCTATACAAATGTATAAAAAAATCCTAGAACTAGAAGAAAAACTGGCAAATAGTGAAAGAATAAAAGAAACTTTAAAAGAGTGGCTTAAGTAACTCCAAACCCCTTAAATATATGATGGTCAAAAGGGTGTACCCATATGACCATACCTTTAACAAATCAAAGTTTACAATGAAAAATTATAAAAATGTTAAAATTTACATTAAAAGACTTGACAATTGTTGTAAAATATAATATAATTCAAAATGTATATCAAAAATTCAAACGAAAAAGGAACAAAAATGTTAAAATTACAAAAAGTCGATTTTAAATCGGAAGTGTTAGAAGTCGTTGAGAATACTCAATCAATAGTAGTAAAAGATATTTGCGATAATTTAGGTTTATTTTTCAAATCTCAATATAGAAAACTAAAAGCAGACCCAACATTCCAAAGTAAACTTATTAAAGTACAAACAAATGGCGGAATTCAAGAAGTATTTACAATTCCATTAAGTAAGCTTAACGGATGGCTATTCTCAATAAATCCAAATAAGGTAAAGCCTGAAGTTAAAGAAAAGCTAATCGAATATAAAAAAGAGTGTTTCGATGTTTTATATAAGCATTTTAATAATAAAGAAAGAGTTGTTAACAAAAATCAAACAATAGCAAGACTTGAAGACCGAATTCAAGCCTTAGCTAGTGAAAACGAACGATTGAAAGTTCAATCAATCAAAACACAAAATTATAACACAAAAGAGATAAAACTACATCCAAATGCTTACAATTCAATGCTAGATATAGCTTTTGCTATGGTTAAGTTTCATCAGGCTTTAGAAACGATAGAGCTTATGGCAAAAGAAAGAAAAAAAGTAATAGAGCATAGTACAAATGTCTTTACGAAATACTA